ACTATAAATTTGATCAGCATCTAAAGCAACACCTTTCCAAAAAGCTACATCACTAGTAACTGATGAAACAAAGGAGCTTGCTGTATCAGAAGAACCTATATGAATATCTCCTGTATATACAGTTGGTGCAGTCATATCTGTTTTAGTGTTAGTTAAAGACCCATCAATATAAATTTTACCTGTTGTTTCACTTACATCATAAGTAAATGCAATATGATACCAAGTATTATGATCTATAGTATCTCCAGTTGTAGTTAAAGCTGAAGAAGCGCTGCCTGTATTAGTTCTTACTTGTATTTTTTCGCTATCGCCAGCATCATCACTATAGTAACAATAAAAACCATGTCCTCGAAAAGCTCCTGCTTTTATACCAATATAACCATCTAAGTTGTCTGTACTAGTAGCATCTACAGTTGCTTTAAACCAAAATGAAAAAGAAAAATCTTTAGGACTTACTCCTCCACCAGGTGCTGTATCTATTACTTGAAAATCAGCATGATTAGGAACAACTATATAATCGCTACTACCAGATACAAATGTTGTTGATGTTTCTGCCTTTGGTACTAATCTTTTTTTGATTACGCCTACTTTTGATAACCCTAACATTACTTACCTACATAGGCTATAATACCATTACTACCAGCAGCAAGATTTATTTTGTTCCATCTTCCATATATAACGCCACCTGCTGGGATATAATCAGTACTTGACCAAGCCTCACCACCTGTTCCGCCACCACAAGTTGTAGCTTGTGCTGTGTTTACGTATTTATCTGGTTCTGGTGATTCTAATGTACTAAATCTTACAATAGAATTATTAGCTTGTATTGCAATAAATACATGTCCAGGTGGAGGAATTAAATCTGTACTTGTACTGTCAGTGTACATAGATCCACCTTGACCTAAGTTAGTGTTCATTGCTTCTTGTACTGTGAAGTTATTTACTCCACCTTTTCTTGTTCCTGCCATTTTTACCTCCTGCCCTAAGCACTGGCTGTGCGTGAATGGGCTTGTTTATTATCTTATTGCGTGCGAACCAGGAGCAACAACTCTCATTGTAGATACTCTGGTATTATTAAATTTTTCTACCTTTTTTCTAAATTCTTTCATAAAATATTCTTTTGCTTCTATATTTAACACTTCTTCTGCAAGCTTAGCTTTAACATAATCTACTAATGCTTTAGAAAGATACTCTGGTAAATCTATTTCAGAATCTTCATCTGATAAATAACTTACATCTTGATAAATAAATGGTAAATCAGAAACGCTTGAAGAAAATGTTTCAACACCTTTATTATATTTTGTAGTTAAAAACAAACTACTAGTAGAAGTGTCTTGAGCAACTTCGTGAGGCCCATTTAAAGTTTTGTGGCCTTTTATAACTATATAGTCCCCTTTATTTAAACTAACAGCACTTGCTAATGTTAATCTTATTTTACCAAAACCATCTTCTGTTAAAGAACTAATATTAACAGTATCAGAAATATCATTTATTCTATACACAGGAGAATATACATATTGAAATTCTAATCCATCTGTAATACTTGATAATGGAGATTTCCATTGCGCTCTATCACTACCAGGTCCAAAATCTTTAGAATTAAGATCATTGTCAAACGTAGTATCTCTTTCTACAATAGCAATTTTATTGCCTTTTACATAATATCCATATTGTTTTAATTCTGCCATACTATACTCCGTCTGAATCTACTATTTTAGGTTCATATAATAATCTAGGAATTTGTCTATACTCATCTTTATTATTTAAATGATTCTTAGCTCTTACTTGTAATACTTTAATAACATCTTGAGGTAAATCGTAAAATCTTTGACCAGAAGTTATATTTACTTGTTCTGTTGTAACATGAGTTTCTGATATAGTATTTAATTCTTCTAAACCATCTTTTATATATGCTATTACTTTACCAGTAGCATTACTATTTACTCTTTCCATTAATTCTCTAACTTTCATCTACTTGCCTCTCTTGTTGTTCTTGAGGTTTTGAAAATAAATTAAAAAATTGATTGTATTGATCTTGATAAGATATTTTAGACTCTCTCAAAGTTCTTACCAATTCTTCATCTTCTTCTTCATTTCCTGCTTTTATAATTAAAGTGTTAATTAATTGCATTATAACATATACAAATAATATATGTTGATATTTATCAGGATATTTGTAAAATATAGAACTATCTGATGATAATAATATTTTAAATAACCCGTCTTCATTATCAAGAGGATTTAAAAATTCAGCATTTTCTAATAAACTCATAGATCTAACGCTGCTGTCAATATTATAAACTATTTGCTTTACTATAACTTTTGTATTTCTTGTAAGTCCTGGCAAAGGTACAACTTTTACAGAATTTCCGACATCACCTACTTGACCATTAATTTCTTGAGAAGTTTCTAATCTAGGAACAATAACATATCCAGGATTTGTAGAACTTCTATATTTTAAACTTGTCTTATCTTGTGCTATATAAAAATCATTTAAAGATATTTTTTCAGCACTCTTTATAAAATTTTGATTTACTTCTTCTCTCATTACTGATACAACATCTCCTAATACTATTAGATTAGATTCATAATCATTAATATCATTAATATTAGAGTTATAATCATATAGTTCAGATGTTTGTATAATAAAATGTTCTGCTTTATTTGCATCTAAAGATATAATTCTTTGAGTTATTTCAGAAACTCCATCACAAAAAAGATTAATTAAAAAAATGTCACTTTCTTCATGCTGTACTATTGATTGTATTTTATCTCTTAATTTCATTTTATCCTTTATTTGCCCCACCCCCCAGGGGGAGAGAAGAATCCCAGCGGGGGGCAGAACAATTGTTATTACTGCTTACTAGCTTTTTAGCTATAGTATACTACGTATTTTGAGGCCAAAGACCTAAATAGTAAACTACACCACCAATAGTAATAGGAAGAACTTTAGTAGGCCTTCCAGTACCATCTGCTTCACCTGCAGATCCTGCAGATGTTCCTGCTGCTGCAATATTATCGTCAGCATTAGCTAAAGCATCTAGTAGGTCGTCAGCTTTATTTTGTCCATACATTGGATTTGCCATGATTAACCTCCTTATGCTGTCCAGACAGCGTGAGCTTCAGGCATAGACCATTCCATTCCCGCTTCTGTCAAGATTAAGTCAACTCTACGGTCAACACCTGAGTTTTCTAGTGTTTGCACACCAACATAAACTGAAGTATCTCTGTTGACACCGTTACCAACTAAAGGTCTATATGCACAATGCTTCATATCAATACCAAGCATTTTTACATTTGTTCCATCTAAGTGAATATTTCTTGCAACATTCATATCACCATATGGAGTAGAGAAAGTAGTGATGTCTACACCAAATACTTTTTTCTTACCCATAAGAGCAATTTCAGAACTATATACGCTACCGCCTACATAATCATTACCTGCTGCATTTTGGACTCTACCAATATTAGCATTGTTTAAGAAATATCCGCCTAGTTTATGCATCCAGTTATAAACATCTGTACTTACAAAAAATACAGTTGCAGATGCATTGTTATATCTAGGATCAAGGTAATTAGACATATCATCTAAGAAATCATCAGAAGTCTTAGATGCTGTATTTAAACTAAATTTATTACCATAGTTAATTACATAGTCTAAAGCACCTTGAGTTGTGTTATAGTCTTCATTTTGAGAACCAAAAAGTAAAGCTGTTTCAATATCAAACTTATGTTCAATTAACTTTTCTTTCCATATTCTAGCCCACTCATTTGAATCATACTTAAGAGAAGTTGCTCTTGCAGTATTAGTCATAGCACATGATGTTTTCCAAATTTGAGTAACACCATACTGAGTAGAATAAGGCTGATCCATCCATGTTTCAGGATAGCCAGAACCTTCTTCGTGAGCAGTACCTACAACATATGTTCTTTTAGCTTCTAAAGATCCAGCGATAGATTCGTCATATACTTGTGTATCAACATCATCACTTGCCCATCCAGCTAAATAAACTGCAGATGTACCATTAATATCTTTTATTAAAGTACAATCTAACTGAACACACTCTCTACTATCTTTTGTTAAACTATCAGTTACATTTGTGACTTTCATAATTAAGTATTCAGATCCTGCGCCACCACCATCAGTAGTTGACATAGGAACTTTTATTAATTGGCCAGGTAAGAAAAACGATGGTCTAGTACCTGTTCCACCTACTGTAATAGCACTTGCAGATTGTCCAAATCTATTTTGGATATTACCTGAAGATTTATAATCAGTAGCCATGAATAATTTAAAAGTGTCACCAGAAGCTAAACTACCAGGTGCGCCACCGTCATTGTATGCAACTAAATCTGCATGACCAGCAGATCCACCTAATTTTTCTGCATCACTATTGTTTATCCAACCAGTTACATATGCGTAACGTTTGTGCCACGATCCTCTTTTTTCAGTGAATTTAAAAGTTGGATCATCAGTTGGTTTTTTACTTGCTTTCGATACAAATCGGAAAAAAGGGTCTTGAGCAATTGCTAATTCGGAAACTCTGTCACCGAAATTAAACTTTCTACGCAGGTCTCCAGTATTTTTGCTAGAACCATCACCTGGTCCAGTATTAGCATTAAAATCCGAAACCCCTAGTTCCGATAACTGTACGTAATCATTTAAAGCCATTTTAGGCTCCTTTCTGTTTTTTTACGAATGTTTAGCATTAGCCAAACAAGTTATCTAGTTCCTCGTCTACTCCCTTTAATGCATCAAATACATTATCATTTGCATTATTATTTTGAGGAGCAGAATTTAACCCGCTAGCACTTGCTGGAATGTTCCGAGCATTTTTCATTTGCTCTACCATATCTTTTTTTACATTTTGAGCTACCTTGTTATTGGCCTCATCTCTATTAATGATATAATGAATATCTTCTAATGATAGTGTTCTTTGTGAAGCTTTTACCAATAAATCTTGATATTCGTCATCACCCATTTCTGGATGATTTGCTCTAAACTTTTGCTCTTCTTCAATTCTTTTTTGTTTTAAAGAATCTTTTTGAGCTTGTTGAGCTTGAGCTTGATTCATTTGCGAAACTCTACTTTGAACTAATTTATCAACATGAGCATTTAAAACTTTAGATGAATCTGAGCCTGGATCGCCAAGTTCATTAGCGTCAAACTCAAAATCTTCGTCAAGTCCTAATTGACTTTGTATTGATTGATTAGTACCACCATTTTCTAAATATCCTCTAACATGATCCACAAGTCCGCCATCCTTTTTCATAGCATCTATGATGGCAGCGTAAGGTTTTAGATCTTTAACTTCAGAGTGCAATCTTTGCGCTTCTCTGCTAGAGTCTTGATACCTTTTTTTCCAATCTATTCTTTGAGAGCCAGTTTTTGCTGTGTTATTAGCTTGAGTATTCTGGGTTGTCTCACTAATTGGGTCTGTTTGAGATTCTCCTGCTGCTAAGGAATTTACATCTTTTTCCATAGCATCAAAAAAGTCAGTAGAAGAGTCAGAAAAATAATCTTCTGAGTTACTTTCATTTGCTTTCATTACTTCTCCTTAAATTTTTTGCCCTTAATATAATACTAATTATTCTTCAGTTGCAAGACTATCTTTTTCTATCTCAACTTTTCTTATTATATTATTGACATTTTGTTTCATTCTGTTTTGTTCGTTAGCAACTTCCATTGCTAATTTTTGCTGTTGAGTTAGTTGGTCATTTTTAACTTTACCTGCAGCTACAGTAACATTAGCTTTTTCTTGTTCTTTCTTTTTAGTAATTTCCATTTCAGCTTGCATTACTTTACCTTTAATACCTGCTTGAACAAGTTGTCTTTCAAGAGTTTCAATAGTACCTTCTTTATCTTTTAAAGATTCTTGCATAGATTGCATTTGTGATTGCAACTGAGAATATAAAGATTTTCTTTGTGCTATTTTATCTTTGTTTCTAATATCAGTTTCTGCTAATAAAGCTATATCATCAATAACTCCTAAACTCATTAATTGTTTTAATTCTTCTAAATAAGCCCATCTATTAACTGGTAATGTAGAGCCAGCTATAATTCTTACATCAAACTTTGCAGATGCATAATCATTAAATTTACCAATAACATCTCCAAAATCATTATACATAGGCACATTAATTCTTACTTCTTTTTCTTCTTTTATATTATTAGGCTGAACTATTCTAAATACTTTTTCTGCAGTATAAACAGCTTGAGAGAATTGCATCATAACAATACCTAAATGTTTAAGTGCTGGTTCTATAGAATTAGTAAGCCATTGTTTAATTCTTCTTGTTCCATATTCATCCATAGCAAGCATACCTCTGTATGTATCTGCTTGACTTCCAGTATCTCCCATCATTGAACTATATATACCTGCAAGATATTCCATATCACCTTTACCTTCTTGGACTATACCAAAAAATGCATTTGATAATGGAGCTGGTTGAATAGGGGTTGGAGGCGTTGCACCTGGCCTTACAGGTAGTAATGCTCCAGGGCTACTAGAATATTTCTCCCAGTAATCTGTATCTACACTTCCTTCTTCATATAAATATCTTAAGCTACTACCAAGAGAAGCATTATGAACCATTATTTGATGAGCTTTATTTAACTCTCTTTGTTTTCCAACTAACGGAGAAACTGCACTTATAGGATAAGGAGTGCCTGTCCATTTATAGTGAAATGGTATAATAGGATACTCTGTTATTCCAGGAGGCAAATAAATATCAAACAATGTTTTGTCTCCTACAACTGTAGTATGTTTAATTCTTGGTTGATAAAACTCTACAGAATCTACTATATATTTTGCAAAATCTTCATTTTCTTGCATGATAGTAAATTCTTTTTTTGTAATAATTTTATTATCTATAACAGAAGACTTTGTAATCAACTCACTCATCATTTCTTTTTCTGCTGCTTGAATTTGTTGATCCATCATTTCTTTTGCATTTTTCATTTCTAGTTCAAATCTTTCAGGTAACATTTTACCTTCTTGAACTGCCATTTGCATTTCTTGCTGTTGCTCTAATAACTGAACATTCATTTCTTCAGCCATCTTAGCTATTTGAACTCTTACCTGATTTCTTACATTTGAAATTTGCTCTTCATTAGGAGGTATTCTAAAAAATACATTACAATAAAGAATGTTTTCTTTTTCATACATTTCATATACTTCAATTAAATCATCGTGTTCAGCGCTATCTGGATCTAAAGATTCTGAATGAGTTATATCTTTATAACCAAAATCTTTTAATTGTGTACCATAAGATTTTTCTGATAAATCGTATTGATTTTCATTATCAGCAGTAGCATTTTTAATTTTGGTTTTATATTCAGGATATAATTCATACAAATGTTTTTTAGGTAATATCTTTCTTAACATAATATAAGAAGCATCTCTAAATAACATATCTCTAGATTTAGGATCTACAAATAAATCAAATGGTTCAGGCTGTTTAATTACAACTTCTCCCATACCATGATCTTGATTTACATCAACGGTAACTTGTAGATACCCTATAGATTTAGTTATAGAATCATTTATAGCATTTGCATATAATGTACTAGCATCAGAATTGTACCACATATAATCTGCCATATCAGAAAAGACTGCAGCAACATCAGTATCAGAACCTTCTGTAGCAACTGCTTGCCATCTAGGAGTATTGGCTGTAGCATAAAAATTTAACATTTCTACAACAGGTGTTATTCTGTTTATAGTAAATGTAGGCATTCCTTGCTGTTCTAACAATTCTCTTTCAGTTTCAGTTAATTGATTGTCATTAGAAAAATCATAACCTTTTTGATTTATGTATTCCCACTGCACTCTATTATTACTGTTAACCTGATTAAATAATTGTTTTACTCTTTCAGCTTTTTTATCTTTTCTTTTGGCCATATTTATATCCTATTAAGTTGTAACTACAATATATTCACAATCACATGCAGCAGTATCAGCTCTTAAATAAATTTTATCAAATGATAGTAATGATCCTCCAAAATCTGCAGCCAAATCACTACTATGATCTGCAGTATTTGATTCTGTAAAGAAATCATCAGTTGTAAAGAAAAGGCTAGAACCTGCTTCTACTTTTATAGCTGCTTCATTATAATCAGCTCCTGATTTATATAAAATTACTGATATAAAATTAGTGTCGTCTAAGTTAGTAACTCTAAAATACTTTAAATTAGCAGCAACTACTGCACCTTTTGCGTCAGCACCCTCTAAAGAAGCTATCTCAACGTTACTATTATGAGCAACTGACATAATTCTTTGATCTACTTGACCGCAAGAGCTTTTTGTAAATGTATTAGAGCCACCATAAGATACACCATTTAATGTTATAGCTTCACTAACTTTTACTGTAAGTGTAGCTGGTGTTACTTTAGTTGCCATTATTATTCTCCTTGTTAGTTGGTTTTTTAGGACTAAGGTCCTTTAGTTTTATTAAATCCATTATTTGCCTTCTTCGTATTTAGTATTAGCTACTTTATAAGTTTTTCCTACTTTGACAATCTTTTTACCAGTTTGTTTTTTATAGAAATTTTCCATAGTCTTTTTACTAAATTCTTTACCAGACTTTTTATCTTTATATGTTACTTTTGCCATAGTATTCCCTTTATGCTGTAACCCAGCTTCTTGCTTTAGGTTTATGTTTAAAAATTCTACCCTTTTCTGATTTAACTGACTGTAATGGGTATGCATACTTGCAAGCATAAGCGAGTGCATCAATAGTATCGTCATGACCCATCCTAGGTCCAAAAGTATATATTTCTCTTTGTAAGTCATACATATCTTTTTTAACAAACACACCTCCTACAGCAAATCTTTGAGCTAGTATTTCTTGTATTCTATCTCTTTTACTCATTCTGTTACCAGGCTTTTCAGCGCAGTATTTAACAGTAAAATCATTTCTTCTTCTCATTTCAGCATTTAAGGCTTGAAAAACAGGCTTACTCATAGTAGTATCTTCTACTGTAAATAAACTTGGTTTATATTTTTTGTTCATATCGAACATATAATCTACTATGCCTTTTTTGTTATCCCCAGGTATCCCAACAACAGGGAGACTACGCATTCTAAGATACTCCAAAACGTAGACATTATTATCAGGACATACAGCGCAAATGATAATAACACTAAAATCACTGTCCCTACGGGTACTATCAGTAGCAGGGTCAACCCCAGCAAAAATGTTGACTGGCTTAGTATCTCCATCACTTGTGACGATATATGAGATGTCACCTTCTGCATCATATCTATAACTCCCCTCCCAAAATTTTACATGATCTCTAGTAAATATAGAGTCTTGTTCACTTTGAACTTCCATCATGTATTCTTGGTAAAACTTTTGTGGCTGCCCTGAGTCTGCATAGAACTTTTTCTTTCTATCCATCTCTTTTTGACCAAACCAAGAAGACCATAATGGTGTTCCGTCAGGTTGAATTGCCTTATATGTTACGACTTTCCAACTAAATTCTTTTTCTTTTCCTTCACCCTTTGCTTTATCATATCCAACAAGGATGTTATTAATAAAAGCATCGTAATGAACAGGTGTGCCATTAATACGCAAACGGCCGCTGCCAGGCTCAAGAGCAGGGAATACAACAGCTGTAACCAGATTCGAGATTTTAGCTCTAGACTCAGGCGTAACGGTATTATTTTCATCTTCGAAATCATCCAGCACGATAAGATCGTACCTTTTGTGTAGCTTAGCGCCTCCTCTAATACCTGAAAGGTTGGATTTACTAATGAGTTTACAACCGTTTTTAAGCTCGATGTCATCTTCTGTCCACTTTTTCCCTTTTAAATTACCGAAATAATACGAAACTTTATCATTATATTCCAAATGATATTTTATATAATCTAGATTTGGCACACTAATTTTAGACGAGGCAGCTACCCAGCCATAAAACAAAGGTTCTTCTGAAAAACAAAAATCACGCATAATATTACACTTAGTAAGAACTGTTTTGCCATGTCCTCTAGGTAATATAACTGCCATTTGTCTATAATCTGGATTTGATATAGCATCTGCTACTTCATAATGAAAGAATGGTGTCTCACTTCTCATAAAATCATCAGGTAAAAATAACTTACCAAATGCTATCATATCATGTTTAGCAAGCATTAAAGCTTCTTCTGCCTTACTTACATTTTGTGTATTAATGTTTGCCACGTTTTAATATACCTTTTATCCATATACCTAAAACTTTAATACCTATAAAGAATACAGCAAATACAAGTACAACACTTACTACATCAAATATAGGGCTATCAGTATCTGATTCAACTGTAAGCGCAGGCGTCTCTATTTTAAATTGATTTGGCTTATTCATTTTCTATAACGCCTGGCCTTTCAGCCTTTAATAAGTCTTTATCTTTAAATCCTTGGAATAATGCTCCAGTTACTTGAGTAACAGTAGTTTTATTCTTATCTTCAAGATCCATAATATCAGATAGTTTAAATAATGCCTTTAATCTTGTCTCATCCTTTTCAGATGACAATGCAATATTATTAATATTTTCTAATATAGATTTTTCATCTACACCTATTTCTTCTAATATAGGCTTTAACTCTTCTTTCATAGCAGTTATTATCCTTTTAGTTTTTACTAGTTGTGCTGATTTGTGCTTAGCATATCCAGGATTAGTAGTAGGGAAAGCTTTCATATAAGCTTCTTGAGGTGATAGCCCTGACGCTATATATACAACGAAAAGATGTTCATGCTTACTCAGTACGGTCCGATCTAGCAGAACGTCTGCAGAGTTCTTATTCCCTCCAAAAGAATAAATATTGACTCTGCGTGAAGTGTCCATCTTCACCCTGGAGGAGACTGGAAAAGTTCCAGTGCACGTGCCAACATATTCCCTAACCTTGTTCCGCCCTTTCGGCACAACCATCTTTCCTTTGCGCAATATTTGAATAAAGCAGCCATCATCAGCCTTAACCCAATCTCCTACTTTAGCTGCTCTCCAATCTATATAATTAAAATCTTTAGGTAATTCTTCTTCAGCATCATACACAGTATGATCAATCCCATTTACTTTATAAAATCTCATTATGGCCTATAGTTTGCTCTTTCTTCCCAACCATCTCTAAATATTGCTTGAGTACTATCTTGCTCAACTATATTATCGTAGTATCTTTTTTGTTTAAATATTAGTTTATTCATAATAACATCTGGACCTACTGCATTTAAAACCTTTTTATAAGCCGATCTAGTTTCATTGCCCATTAAATCATCTTCTGCAATAACTCCACCAGAAACATTCATATTATTGTTTATAATAATATCATTTAATGCTTGCTGCATAATTAATGTAGAGTTACCAGTATTTATTTGTATATCACTCATTTTAAATGCTATGTTTCCTTTACCATAATTAGTTTCTGCATTTTTTAAGAAATCATTATTGTATATCATCATAGCTTGCATTTGTGATAAATTCTTAATATCTAAATTAGGATACTGTCTTTTACTAATTCCAAATTTAGTTTCACCACCCTTATCATTAGGGTCATTTACATAACCACCAGTTGATTCATAGCCTCTTATTTCATGCAGTATAACATCATTAAGAAATTGCTCTCTTCTTAACTCATAAGGCATATCTTCATTAATTACCATGTCTTGAGGTGACATATCTATATATTCCATTTAGTACTCCAGCTTACTTGTCCGAAGGACAAATTAATTCTATTTAACTTAACACTCAGCTATTATATAAGATGTAATCATACTAATAGATTCATCATCCATACAATCTACAGCTTCTATATTACCTATAAATGTTAGCTGTATGTCATCACTAATAACATATTCGCTAACACTTTCTATTTCATCACTGTCAGAATCATACTCTATTATTAGTTCATATCTTTTTAATGCCATAAGATCCTTTCAGTTTTTATAAGTTTAACGATTGTTGTCAATATAAAACAATAGTTATTTAGAGTTTTTTTCTTCTTCTTTAGTTTTTTTCTCTATAAACTTACTAAAATTATCCATATCATCATTCATTTCAATATACATAAGAAACAGTTTATACATTCTTTCATTGAAAAAATATAATTGATTTAAATGATTTTCTATCTGCTTGTTAGTTAGTTTAGGTTTATTTTTACCTTTAGCCATTTAAAGCCCCCCCTTTATTTTATGCAATAATATACAAAAAAGTTAGATTTTAAAGCAACTTTTAAAAATTGTAGCATTTTATCGTGCGGTGTTATAATACAACCACACCCCCTATTAGGGGTTTTTCACTATCGTGATTACGTTATTTTTGATTTTAGTTGATATATTTTTTGATACTATTAACTTAACATAGGAGAATAAATGGTAGACGATAAAGTAAATGAAGATGCTAATAACTTGGCTGATCAGGATAAAGAAATAGAAGCTAGGAGTATTAATGATATTGGTAGTTTAATTGCAGATGGTAATTATGAAGATGCAATAAAAGTTATTAATAAAACTGCTAATGGCATAAAGTTTAACATCAGTCTAAACAAAGCAGCAAAGAAAAGAGCTATGGATAATCTTCGTATGACTCTTGCTAATGTTCAGTCAACAGCTAGAGCAATGGGTGAAGATAGAGCATTAAGAGCAGAGTTTAAACAGTCTTGGTCTCTTTGCTACGTGAGTAGATAAATTGTTTGTTAGTTACTATGATAACTGGGTGTATTAATTTACACCCTTTTATCTATATTACCATTATTTACTGTTACACTAAAGAGTGCAAGCGTAGACACGACATAACTCAATGGTGTGCATGTGTGTGTAAGTATATATATAAACTTATACCAAACTATAAGAATTAATAATAGGCGTTATGCGGGACTGTGGTATACAATATTAGTAAAAAGCATAATATAATATAGCTAGTGTTACATAGCGCCTAGACTTGTTGTAATGTAGGTGTTAAGTAGCCAGCTTGGTGAACTCTTTGCCTGAACAAAATATGCGCGAACGGGACTACATTACATTAAAATTATAGCTATCTGGACGGGGAAACACCAATAACATGTTATGATGATTACTATAACTCTAATGAGGTGCACCAATATTTTAGAGGTCGCAAGGATAGCTATAAAAAACTTATCCTATATCAATGTTAACTTGCCCTTGGCTTATACCCAAGAAGGCGAGAGTCCTGAGATAACAACAGGTAAGGTATAGGAGCGCATTAAATTTATCTGGTAACGGAGGTCGTAAGACTGAGATGTTATCACACGTGAGGTAGACTATAGGTAGAGAGAAAGTTCTGGGCCTAGAAAACAACAAGCTTACCTGTAGCGGGAGGTCTAAAAGCATGCTCCTAAACCTGGGGTATTCGGATGACTCTTGAGTGGTTTTGGAGACGTTACCACAATAAATATAAACGTCTCTAATAATTTAATAACTCTCAAACCAATAAGGAGAAACAATGAATATAAAAGAATATGATAGAAATCATACAGATGATCATAGTTGTGTAGATGAAGAAGGTAATCAATTACTTGACACAATTATAAGAAATGAAGAAGATGAAGAAGTTTTAGATAGAGCTGTAGAGGTGATGAATCTTGCTAGTGATATATCTGGTGAAGAATATGTAATGTTTAAAGAAATAGTTGACAGAGTAAGAAATGAAATGGTATTAGACTATGAACAAATAAATATATTTCACAATAATAATAGTACTGGAATGACACCTAGAACAAGTATGTTTTCTGGTATTGATAAAATGTGCCAGTTATTTAGAAGATATTTTATAGAAAATCAATGGAAATATGTTTATACTTATAAAGATGATTCTTGGCAGCCTTTAAACAGTAAAAAGGACATTATTAAAAGTATTAGACAATTTGTTTATGATAGACATTGTACAAATTATGATTGGCCTAATAAAATATATATGGCTTCAGTATGCTATGAAGATTATTGGGGTAATTATCCTTCTTTTAGAGGAAAACTTAAACCAATAGACTTTGCTAGATGTTTTGCTGATGTTGTTTATTCTTTAGGTAGATTCATGCATTATGTTAGTGAACAACCTCATCTTGCAGGAGGTAATTATAGCTATTATGAGCCAAATTTTAAAGTTGAAGAAGTATCTTTACTTGATGTTGAACATTTTCTAAAAAACTACATAAAATGGTATAAAGATAATGATAAAGAGCATTTATATAGTTTATTAGATCATGTATATACAGATATAGTAGATGCAGATGATTATGATGATTATGAAAAAAGTTTAGGAGAAGAATCATGATGCCAATTAAATGTAGAAATAGAGTAACCAGTTGCACTTGTTATTATAATGTTATCAATATTTGCTTCTGTTGTTATGCTTAATTAAATACCCGACACACTGGAGCGATTCGAAAGTGAACCTTGACAGGTTATGTACTGCCTAGGGAGTATATTTAGAACACTATTAGATACCAATCTCGGCCCTGTTGATGGATGCTACCGATAGAACCTTTATGGTCACTAAGCTAAAGCAATCACCAGGGCTGGTGTGTTAAACAGTTAATATAAAACAGTTAATAAAAGGAGATCCTACCATGGGAAAAAGAGAAGTTTTTAATGTATTACCAGAATCAATAATAGAAAATGATAGTTTAGACAATATCTTAAAGGCATTTCTTATTGCTAGAAAAGATATAATAAACGCCAAATCAAGAAGACAGGCTAAGTCTGTTATAGTTCTTGGGGAAGGTAAGGTAGTAGAAAAATGCATATAGAATCATTTGTACTAATAATACTTGGTCTTATAAGTATTATAACATTTACTATGGCAATACATGGTATACTTATGTTTATTAGACAATTAAACGATGATTGGAAAATTAAAAAGATTCAGAGAAAATATGCTGAAAAATATGATGATCCATTTTATGTGGAGGAGGATAAGTAATGTCAGGTAATTATACAGAAATGTTGGAAATAGTTAAACGCCTACAAGAGGCAAAAGCCAAAATAGTTTCTAAGATTGAGACTGAAACTAAAGCCTTGGAAGCATTAGATAAGGATATTAAGAAATTTCAGTTTCAAATGTCTAAAGGAATTGGTAGGAGAGTAGACCTGTAGGAGTAGACAAGGCTCAAAACAGCTACAGGTTAACATAGCACCCACCATCGATAGTACTACACTGAGGGCTTAGGCCTGTTGGTGGGTGTTAATTTTTAAAAGGAGAATAATATGTATTTATTAATATCAATATTAATAATAGCCTTAGGAATACTATGGTTAATTTTAACAAGGGCAGGTATAGATGACCTCCACGATTAATTATGTTATATATCATAGAAATAACAGACAACTTGAACTAACAAACCACATTGAACCAGATGGTGATCTTGATCCTAACTATACACTGATTAGGAACAGAGCCTTAACAGGAATATATATCAATGATGAATTTGTAAGTCAAGATGAAAAATCATTTAAATGGCTTATAGAATGTGCTAAAACACAAAAAGATGGTCAATATTGCCCTATATGTAATGGCATATTTGAAGATGCATTAAATAATAACTATAAAATAACTAAGTTTTATAGAGATAACGTAGTAGACGCTGATATACCACATCCATTGCTTGATGAGGTAATTAAAGTGTTTAAAAATAAGGAGAAGTAGTATGGGATTTGATTTAAGTGGTATGAACCCTAAAATACACAAACATGAGTCTGAATACAAGTATTTTAAAGAAGATAGTGATTTATGGAAAGATGAGAACGCAGAAAGACGTAAAAAGTATTTTCAAGACATGGAAAGGTATCATGAAGACAATCCAGGCGTGTATTTTCGTAATAATGTGTGGTGGTGGAGGCCATTATGGTCATTTGTGTGCAATAATTGTGATTTTATGACAGAAGAGCAGTTTACAGCTGGTTCTTTCAATGATGGAAAAGAAATTGATCAAGAAACTGCTGCTAAAATAGGTACACAACTAGAAATATTGCTTGCAGATGGTACTGTTGACAAATGGGAAGAACGTATTAGAAAAGAAAACAAAGAATTAGAGAAATCTGATGATAAAGAAAAGAGATTTTTCTCTAGTTATCCGTTTTCAAGAGAAAATGTAGAGAATTTTGCTAAATTTTGTCTAGAATCAGGAGGATTTATAATATGTTAACGTTTTTACCAGCAAGAACAGAAGAAGATGTCTTAAGAGACATAATAATTAACAAAAATAAGCAGTCTAAGCTAAAAATAGAGTTAAATAAGCTTATTGATGAGCTAGTACTGATAACAAATGGAGAAAATAATGACTGATAAGCCAATAGATAGAGAAGAAACTAAAAAAAAGAGTAAAACTACTAAAAAAGATGATTCTATGGACTATATTCTTAATCATATCGACACAATGAAAGAAGATATTAAATCACATTCAAAAGATATAGACAGAATCAACGAAAATTCTAATTTTGCTTGTGAACAAATAGAAGAACTAAGACCTCTTATAGATACCATTAGAAGAAGACTAGGATTATAATGGATATTGGTAATGTAGAGGCAAATACTATTCTTTTGAAGAAAACTATCAAATATTTACCAGATGGTACTGAAAAAGAACAAATAGAAAAACAAATAAAAACTAACTATAAACTTATTGATGATTTCTTTGACCAATTGGCTGAAGAAGCTCAATATTCATCGTATGAACACTAAAAAGGAGGCCATATGGCAACTAAAACTATAAAATTCCTACAAGGTGGCGGCTTTGTAGAGAGACAAACTAACGCTGAAACCGTTGAACAATTAAGAGCAGAGTTTCCAGATGATATTAGCAGTAATGCATCTGTTGCTGTTAACGGTGTATCTGTAACTAATACTCACGCTATTGCAGAAGGTGATATTGTTGCAGCTGTTAATAATAACAAGTCTGGCGGTGACCAGTAATTATTAATTTATAAATTATAGGGCTGTAGTGACAGGCGAGAAAAATACCGACCTAGGTGCGAGAGTATACACTAACGAGGGTCAATCAGCCCTATATAACTTTTGGAGGAGAGAAATGGTAGATTATAATACTTACGATTTAATTGTAGAATCAACAGATATTAATGATGTAATTGATTCTATAGAAACAGAAGACCTTGGTGATCATATATATTTCGGTCCCCAAGCAGATATTATGGAAAGACTAAATAGATTTAATACTAGTTATGGTGCAGATTTAGAAATTACCAAAACATTTAAATGGAAACGTGGCACATATGATAAAGTATCAAATTTAATGATGAGAGGCTTAGGATTTGAACGTAAACCTAGTGGTATGTATAATTTCCTATCACGTGAAGATTATTTTAGATTAAACCGTTGGGATTGGATAAAAACTGAGCTAAGAGAAATGGATAATATGATAGCTAATTTGCGTTATTATAATGAAGAATGGCTAGATGACCCTAGTATTCTTGTAGAGTACAAAAATACATTTAAAAATTACTTATCAGAACAAGGAGAAAAAGTAGTGCCAGTAGCAGATGGAATAGATATGTATAATTCAATGTGGTATAGATTATATGCACATCCTGGTAGTAGATCAAATCAAAGATATATATTAAATACATCAATTATATTTTCACCTCCAGCTATTAAAGTGTATAGTAGTGCAAATATAAGATCACAAACAGAAGCTACACATATTGCTGATATACCGTGTGATATGCAGATTGAATTAAATATAATAAGCTATCCAATTAAAGATATGATAACAAATAAACTTAGTTATGATAACCCAAGGTTTAATACTTATAACTATGGTCTTGTTTATCCTTTTGATGATAGAGGTAGATTAAAGTTTCCTTATATATCTGGAAATCATTACAGAGATAGTGGTAATATATTTGGTAATAGTGTATGCTGGGGTGACGATGCAACAAATATAAGTAATGCTATGGGTAGATATGATTTAACATCTTTGTTAATTCAAATACCTAACTGGGCTACTAGATACACTAATAATACTAATCCATATCACAATATTAAAGCTTCATATCATGGTGAACCAAAGATAATAAATGATGATTTTAGAGCTATATTTGGCACTAGTACACCAGATGAATGCTTTTATACTCCATCAGGTGAAGATGATTATTGTGATACAGCAGAATGTGCACTTAGATCTAGATGTAATATGTATAGAGATGCATATCCTCAACCAGTATCACCAGAACAGGCTGAACAATTAACACTTCAATGGGCTACTAGAATGGGTGGCGTTAATCATGCTGCTCCAACTATAATACATACAACTGATAGTGAAGGTAATCCTATAAGTGTAACTAGAGATAATACATCAACAGGTAATATTCATGGTGGTGAAGAGCCAATACAAGGTGATCGTGAACAGTGGGATCCTGAAGAAATTTCACAAACAGTTAATGATATGGTTGATGAACCTTGGCCTGACGAATCACCACAAGGCGATGAAATGTAAGGAGGTTATATGCCTAACTTTGTAAGACGTAAAGCAATGACAATCAGAGATTCAGGGCGTAGTAGTAATTTTATTACGCCTTCCTTTGGTTTTGGTTGTGAATACAAATGTAGTTATTGTTATATGCGTAGACATGTAAAAACAGGTTTATCAGTAGCAACAAATACACAAGAGATTA